TTTTTGTAGACACCGCCACGCCTAAGAGTTTCATTTAATGTTGAGTAGATTTTGCCGAATGATACAGGGCCAGAAGCTGTAAGACCCTTGCCGTTTTCACTTCCTTTGGGTCTGAGCTTTGATAGATGAACTGCAACTCCCGCTCCATATCTGAGCGCGTGAGAGACGAACCTCCAGCTGTTCTCGATTGAGTCATGTTCTCCGTCCATAGAATCCTCTACGACCATAACTGTGCACGATACTGGTAATCGTCCCTCTGGATCATCTATCCAATTTTGTACCCGACCTGTACGGGAGATTAGTTCATTTTTCATATCAAATCTGTTAATGTTGGTGGTTTGTAGTTTGGGCCCTTTAAGACCTTGCCATCTTCTCGGTAGATGGGTTTACCATCTTCTCCGAGCTTTGACATGTTTGATTGATGCACTCGATTCATTGTTTCATCAAGATCCCAACCCATACTCTCAGCATATTGGTAACATACATATACCAGGTCTGCTAGTTCTTTTAATGTATCTGTTGTGAAAGCAGGATCATGTCGAAAAAGTAGACCTTCCGCCTCCAAGAACTCTTTGAACTCTTCCACTATTAGACCCTTCTGTACTGACCGCTGGGATACGGTCTTCGAGGTTGGTAGACGGTACGCCTTCCGGAATTCCTGGGCTTGTTGCTGTAGTGTTGATGGTATGTTCGAGTTCATTCTCTAGGTAGTGGATTGCTTTAATTAAGTCTTCTGCTTTGCTGTCTTTGTATCCTGCCCTGGCAATGTATTTAATTGCATTACCAAGGTGGAAGTTTAAATCGTTATCCCGAATAAAGTCCCAAACCTGGGCTTTCCCTCTTCGGTAGTAGTCTGGTCCTTTGCTATTTGATGGGTGTCCGGCCATTTCTTGACTAGGTTGGTGAGTGAATTACCGAGAATAAAGTTTTGTTCTTGTAGTGCCATGAATACAGTAATGATATCCTCTTTATCTGTATCTGGACTCTTTAATGCATCATGTGTTTGCCTCATCCTTAGGTCTTGTTCCATCGTCAATTCGGTAATCGGCGGCGGGAGTCCACGGGATTGGCTTGTTGTTTTTGAAGTCATAGTCATCCTTAGTTAAGATCTTTGCTAACCTGGCATTCATTAGAGCAGTTTCTTCGTCTGAATCTTTTTCAATGAAAGCATCCTTTACTGTTTTCCAGGAGTATCCTTTCTCTTTGAATAAAGCTTCAGCCCTCTTGATTCCAATTCCACTAACACCACTATAACCATCAGTTTGATCGCCAGCCAGTGTTTGTATAAGATGCCATTGAGGTCCGGTTGTTTCACTTATGAGTGTGATTGTCTCCATATCATATAGTTTCCCTGGTATCTGTCGCATATCCTTATCAGGACTGCATATCATATTGCCAGGATTTTTTGTGGCATAAATACCCATAGCATCATCAGCTTCTAAGGTGGGCATGATGATGACTTCGTAATCGTCTTTTAGTGCGTTTATCACACGTTTATATCCACAAGGTTTCTTTCGATTACGGTGTCCCTTGTAGTCTGATTGAATCTTCTTTCTAAAGTTTGTTGAATCACTAAAGAATAGGATCATCTCATCAGAATCCCATATTGCAGAATGAACTTTCTTTAGTTCACGTTTAACCTTATTATAGGCTTCAGTGAATTTAGATGTAACAATGATTACATCATCACCAAAGTCTATCTCAGTTTCAGCAGCAGCACAGGATTTATAAACGATGAAATCTGCATCAATTAGTAATTTCAAGGTACCTCATTGCTTTTTTTAATCCAAATAAATTATCCCCTAATTTACCTATTCCAATATTACAAGCCTCACATAGCCATCCTCTGAATTTACCAGTATCATGGTCATGATCTAAAGACAAAGTTGTCTTTAACCCACAGCACTCACAATGTGATGGTTTTGGTGGAGCGCTCTTATGTAATAACCTTGCATATCTTTTTCTGGTATTCTCACATTCCTTACAAACAGGATGTTTACGATCTTTTCTACACCTTGAATTGCAGAAAGCTTCTAAAGGTAACCATCGCTTGCACATCCCACAATGTTTAGTGCACGTCTGCCCAAGTACTTCCTGACTTAGATTCTGCTGCAATGGGGCTTCTTGTTCCATAGTACTCGCCAGCTCTAGCTGCTGTGTACTCAAGGATAAATCTAATGTCTTGCTCATATTTTGGTGGTGTTTCAAACTGCAGCTCATCATGTACAAATGCTAGCTGATTAGCTTCAAAGTATGGATGAGTGTGAATAACTTCATTAGCTATTACCATCCACCTTTTTGCGATAATTCCGGCTGATGACTGCAGTAAATAATTAAGGGCCTTATGTTGGCTATCGACTAAGATCTTTCGACCATCGATCGCCTTGATAAAACCACGCTTCGACGCATTCTTGATAGCGTCCAATAATTCTTTAAGTCCTGGAATGGCATCGATAAAAGCCTTACGAATTTCCTTACCCTTTTTTCGTGCCTGGTTCTCGGAAAGGCATTGTGAGTATGATAACCCAATTTTCTTATCTCCTGCCCCATATAAGAAGGCATAAGTTACAGTTTTGACAAGTCGGCGTGATATACCTATCTTGTCTGCATTGACCTGGTGGATATCTCCGTTGAGTAGAATATCACCGTAGCGGCCTCCATCATACCTATGGATATAATGACCGAGCATCCTAAGCTCGATAGAACTAAGGTCAGCGCCGACCATGACTTGGCCTGGCGTTGGTATGAATAGTTTTCTGAATCGTTCATCGGATGGAACCTGTCCCAAATTTGGATTACGGTGTGCGCAACGATGTGTGTTTGTTGCGACTGAACAATGGTGGTGTATTCTAGATTTCGTAACAAGCTTCTGCCAGGCGTTGTTCCCTTCGGAAATCATCCCTAGCTTCTTTGTTAAGTCCAAGCATTTGAAGAACATCATCGCTATATCCGTCCCTATCTCTTTCAGGATCACTTCGTCTATGACTGGTTTTCCTGTTAAGGTTGTTAATGACGGCGTCCAGCCACAATGTGTTTGTAGAATCCATGCTATATGATCTCTAGATGTAGGGTTTAGTTCTTTGAGTCTTTGAAACTCCGCTCCATTAACATATCCTTGTGTCCTGTTATCTCGTTTAGGAGTGAACAGCGCTCCTGCAACGTAAGCGTATTTGTTGCGAAGTACTTGAGTAGTGTCTTCCAGCTCTCGTCTGAGAGTTTGTTCAAGTTGTTGAGCTTTTTGTTCATCAAAGTACCATCCATGAATCTCCTGTTGTGTAAGTATGTGGGCTACCTGATGTTCTAGCGTGAGCCAGTCAGGTAAGGGTGAAAGTGGTCGCATAGTTTAGTTGTAACAACAACGTCTTGGATACAATAGTCTTCCATCTCTTGACTCCATTCTTTCCAGTCAGTAGTATTAGAGAAGTTTCCTTTGTACTCACCTAGTCTGTACCCATAACTTTCAAGTGAGTGTCTGCCATATAACTGCAGTGGCATATGATTCCATTGATGCTTCTTATCAATATCTATAATGTTGTTATGATAGCACCTAGATAAAATAAGAGTATCGACAATAGTACCAGTGAAATTGAAGAAGGGATAAAGCCTCCTAATAACTGGGAGATCGTAAGCAATAATATTATGCCCCACGATATAATCAGCTTGTTCAATGAACTGGATTGCACGAACCACAGGCGACGACATACCTTTACCAGGACATTCATCGTTATAACTTGTCGTCTCTTTAGTCTCAGAATCATAGATTGCAATACAGTGGATCTTGGTAGCATCATGTAGTAAACCGTTAGCCTCTAAGTCAAATACAAGTGTCAATTCCCTTTCCAAACATACGTCTTGTCTACGAATTGTGCTTTCTCTATAGCCTCCTTTGTTGGTGCGTTAGGTTTGTTCAACCTATCTAGGTATAAATACCAGGGGTGAACATAGTTAGAAGTCTGTAGCGGGGTTGAATTGTTCCTCAACTTCATTTTCAATGAATCTGCAAGTGTTTAAATCGTAATCTAAAGTGCACGCTCTACCAGTTTCGCCGCTATAGCGATTCTTAAGGATTCGCACTGTAGTTGAATTGTCCGAAGTTGTGCATTGTTGGTCACGTTCGAGTCCAATAACTGCGTCAGAGAGCTGTGCAATTGCTGCGCTTCCCCGTAGTTGCCCAAGAGTGACTCTGGCACCTTCCTCATGGTTCTTGTCATTATTTGTCCTTCGTAAATGTGAAACTAGAAACATAGCTATGCCAGTACGTTCTACTAGAGATCGTAACTTAGTCATAGTTGTATCGATCATCCTTCTCTCATCACCATCTAAGCCAGACATAAGTATGGAGAGGTGATCAAGAAATATGATCTTAGTCTCTAAGCCAGTAGCAAGATACTCGATCCTGTTATAAATAATATCAGGATCAAAGCTACCGAAACCATCAAATAGAAAAAGATTCCATTTAGAAATTGTTTCTTGGTAAGCAGCTTCGAGTTCTTCTCTGTCATGTTCTCCTAAGTGTAGTGATTTACCAAGGGCAGAGGACATTAGTCCAAGGGCGGTGCGTCTATTACTTTCCTCAAGCGCCACGTAACCGACCCGTTCCCCGGCCTGGAGAAGGTGAGTACAAAGTTCTCTACA